ACACCTACAACAATTGAATTTACTTTTAACTTTCAAGGTGAAAAGATTGTTGTGAATCCAGAAGATATGAAGGACGAAAAATCTTGGAGAGTTAAATTATTGAAGTATGGAATATTTTGGATGACACTTCCAAGACCTAGATCGGGTCCTTCACCATTTGAAATGTTGATGTCTACAATTGTAAAGAAAGCAGTTGAGAATGAACAAATGAAGTTTGAAGATAATATTGGAGAGCAGAGATATAGTTTCCTTAAAAAGTTTTTTGAGAATCATATTGAAGAAGATGACTTTAAAAAATTAAAAGATAACTATGTTGTATTAGATTCAGAAACAAATGTTTGTTACTTCAAAAGAATTACATTTGAAAATTTTTTAGGTAAGAACAAAGTGTTTAGATCAGCTAATGAGGCTTTTAATCTTTTAGGATGTGAACGATTGGATTATCATCCCGGTAGTGGAGAGAAAAATGTTTGGTATGTAACAATGCCTAAGTTTGTGGATTACAAATCAGCTGCACCTGAACCTAAAAAAACTAACGAACCATCGGAAATGGATGATGAATTCCACACAGGAAAATTCAGAACTTAAAATATTAGAGGGTCTTTATAGAAAAACTATCAAGATCTTTGGTCCTCCAGGTACAGGTAAAACATACACACTTATTGAAAGAGTTTTAAAAAGTTATTTAAGAAAAGGAGTACAGCCATCAGATATTGCTTATTTATCTTTTACAAATAAAGCAGTTAATACAGCAGTAAGAAGAGCAATGGATGCTTTTCCAAATTATTCTACTGAAGATTTTTTAAGATTTAAAACATTACATACATATTGTAGAAGATATTTTCAGGAAGAAGTATTTGATCCAAAACATTGTGCAATTGATTTTGCAGTACAAACAAAGATAATTAAAACTTCAGACAAAAGATTAGCAGATGATACTTTTACTTTTAAAGATTGGTCACTTGGTATTTATAGTAAGGCAAGAAATTTATTAATGGACCCAGAGGAAGTATATAAAAAAGAGTCTTATAAAAAAGATTCATTAACAGTATTTAATCGTAAGATCTCAACTTACGAACATTATAAACAATCTGGAGGAGAAAGATCATTTATTGATTTCGATGATATGATTGAAAGAACTATAAAGGAAGTAGACTTTCCTAGATTAAAGGTTTTAATTTTAGATGAATCGCAAGACTGTACACCTTTACAATGGTCTGTAATTTATAAGATGGCTATGAAGTCGGATAGGATTTATTTAGCAGGAGATGATGACCAAGGCATATACAAATGGAATGGAGCAGATCCAAAATATTTTACAAAGTTTTTTCCAGGTCGAAAGGTAAAACTAAGAAAGACTCAAAGGTTTGGAGAAGCTATCTATCAGTTCTCACAAGTCATCAGAAGAGGAATTAGAGATAGTGAAGAAAAAGAATATCTTCCTGGTAACACTAAAGGTTATGTTAAAAGTTATTTATCATTTAAAGAAATTCCTTTTGAGAACTTACAAGAAGATTGGTTTATTTTAGGTAGAGTAACTGAGACAGTAAATGAATTAAGAATGTTAGCTAAAGATGCAGGACTGTACTACAAGGATAATAAAGACAATAAATGTTTCGATGAAAAACAGTGGGAAGCAATTAAAGCTTGGACTGCTATAACTAAAGATAAAAAACTAGATAAAAAACAAGCAAGAAATATGTATAGATTCATTAGAGAACTTGAAGATCCAAATTATAGGACAGATAAATTTTGGAGAGCACAACCAGATTTTAAAGAATATAATTTTAATGATCTAAAAGAATGGTGTGGCCTACAATTAAAAGATGAGGATGCAAAGAAGCCTTGGTATTGGATCCTTAGACGAAACTTTAAACCTAGACAGGTAAGACACTTCATAAGATTATTAAGAAGATATGGTCAAAAGGAATTAGATAAAGATCCACTTATTACAATAGATACTATTCATTCTGTTAAAGGTGGTGAAGCAAACCATGTAGTCTTATATAGTAAAGGTAATTTTCCATCAGACTATTCTCACAAATCAATGCAAGAAAAACTTTACATTTATTGAGAACTGACTATAAGTTTAACTACCCAATTGGTGCAGATTATTTAATTTATGTCCAGGAAAAAAATGACAAATAAAGATATTTTTGACGAAACATTTCCCCAAGATAAACAAATAGGAGGATCTCACTATAAATCTTTTTTTATTCAACCTTGGACTTTTATAAGAAAGAATGGCCTTAATCCTTTTCAAGCAAACGTAATTAAATATGTTTGTAGATATTTATTTAAAGGTAAAGCAATAGAGGATTTAGAAAAAATTAAACATTATTGTGATTTAGAGATAGAGCATTTGAAAGAAAATGAAAGAGAATAAATTAATAATAACTACCATTTTAAAAAATCATTTAAAGTGGTGTAAAGATAATGGGAGAGATACAACATGGGTAACACAGATGGAAAATCTTTCATGGTACAAGAAGTTCAAGAAAAAACATGCTGTGAGTGTAGTGAAAAGGCTGTCTTCGTAGAGGATAAAAAACTATTTTGTCCAAAACATTATGCAATTAAAAACAACATACAACTAAAAGAAAATGAGTAAAGGATTACAATTAACATTAACTTTTAAAAAATCTATTTGGAATACACCACTAGAATATAAAGATTTATCTGGTGCAAAAGAAATAGCTATCGATTTAGAAACAAGAGATGATGGTATCAATGAAAGATTAGGTGCAGGTTGGGCAATAGGTAAAGGAGAAATTGTAGGTTTTGCTGTAGCTGTTGATGGATGGAAAGGATATTTTCCATTTGGACATTTAGGTGGTGGTAATATGATACCTGAACAAGTTAAAGCATACATGAAACAAGTTTGTAGTTTACCTTGTCCTAAAATTTTTCATAATGCACAATATGATGTCGGTTGGTTAGAAGCATCAGGGATCAAGGTCAACGGACCTATCATAGATACAATGATAGCCGCAGCTCTTATTGATGAAAACAGATTTTCATATTCTTTAAATGCATTATCAGTAGATTACTTAGGTGAAATAAAAGCAGAAACAGAATTAAGAGAGGCGGCCGCAGCTCATGGAATTGATCCAAAAGCAGAGATGTGGAAGTTACCTGCAGAACATGTTGGGTACTATGCAGAGCAAGATGCAGCACTTACTTTGAAGTTATGGCAAAGATTTAAAGTAGAAATTAAAACTCAAAGTTTGGAAACTATATGGGACTTAGAATCAAGTTTGATACCAGTGCTTATACAAATGCGCCAACGAGGTATAAGAGTCCAAGTGGAAAAAGCTGAAGCACTACAAAAAGAAATGATACTCCAAGAGAAAGAAATACTACAGGCCATAAAAAAAGAATCAGGAATAGAAGTAGACATTTGGGCATCACGCCAGATTGCCAAAGCTTTTGACAAAATGAAACTAGATTATCCACGAACTGAAAAAACAAAAGAGCCTTCCTTTACACAAAATTGGTTAAGTAATAATAAAAACAACATAGCACAATTAATTGTCCAAGCAAGAGAGGTGAATAAATTTCATGGAACTTTTTTATCTTCGATCATGAAGTATCAAGTAAATGGTAGAATTCATGGTGAGATCCAACAACTTAGGTCTGATACTGGAGGTACTGTATCCGGTAGACTAAGTATGAGTAACCCTAATCTTCAGCAAGTACCTGCTAGAAATAAAGACTTTGGTCCTAAAATCAGAAGTCTTTTTATACCGGAAGAAGGATATAAATGGGGAAGTTTTGACTACTCGCAACAAGAACCACGGATGACGGTTCATTATGCAGCTTCAATTGGAGATGGGTATGAAGGATCTAATGAATTAGTTCAGGCTTATCAAAATGCAAGTGCAGACTTCCACCAAACAGTAGCTGATCTTGTAGGTATAGAAAGATCTCAAGCTAAGACAATAGGATTAGGTTTAATGTATGGAATGGGTAAAGGTAAATTAGATGTAAGTTTGCAGCTGATGAGAAAGGAGTAATTAGAACTAAAAAAGGGAGAAAATGTAGATTTGATATGTGGGAAACAAAGGACTTCGGCCTTCATGTTGCAGAAAAATTTGAAGATGCAGTTGCTAAATATGGTAAAGACAATATCAAAAGAGCCTACACTTACAAAGCATTAAATAGATTAATTCAAGGATCTTCAGCAGATCAGACTAAGCAGGCCATGTTAAATTGTTACAACGCAGGCCATCTACCGATGTTACAAATACATGATGAACTTTGTTTTAATATAAAAGATGAAGCACATGCAAACGAAATAAAAAAAATAATGGAAACTGCTATAGAGTTTAAAGTGCCTTCAGTGGTTGACAAAGGATTAGGAGAAAGTTGGGGAGATGCAAAATAAAAATTTACCAAATAATAACAATGATTTAATCGCTTATGCAGCAGGTTTGTTTGATGGAGAAGGTAATATAAATTACAAACAATACAATTGTCGAAGCCCTAATGGTAAGATTTATAGAAAATGGAATGTAGCAATGGAAGTTGCTATGACAGATTTAGATTGTATTAAAAATTTTTATGACATTGTTCTAGTAGGAACTATACATTTTAAAGGTAAAGCAAAAGGTTCTCTAAATAAAAAAGATCAATGGCGTTGGAGATGTTCACATCGTAATGCATATAAATTGGCAAGATTATTTTTACCTTATAGTGTTAGTAAAAGAGAGAAGTTACTTGCAATAATAAATCACTATGAGTTTATTTTGCCGAAGAGACGCCTAGGAGAAAAATTCAATTTTCTTAATTCAAGTAAAACTTAAGCGCTAGCTAATAAGTTTTCTTGTACATCCTGATATTTAATTTGATTTCTTACAGATTTAATATCAGATTCTATTTTAGTCATCCCGGTATGAACTCCACCATGAGTTAATAACTCAGATGACCATTTATGTTCAAGGTGTTGAAGTTTTTTCAACAACTCTATTTTTTTCGGACTCATTTAGTTCCTCATATGTTATATGGACTCTAGAGTTTCCTGTGAATCCATCTTCAGTTATTTCACACTTACCTTGGTCCACTAATTCTGAAAACTTATTTAATGCAGCTTTATCACTTTCTGCTTCGACTACGTGGTCTACACGCAGATTATTTTGATAAGCTATTATACGATAAGCTTTCATAAGATATTATAAGATATTTTAAAAGAATGGTCAATATTGTAGCCTTGAGGGTCAATTGCTATACAATGTGCCCTGTATTCGACCAAATCACCCTCTTTTTTTAACATTTTACGTTTTTGAGCCTTACCTATAGCATCAGCCATATATTCACATTCTGAGGCATCTGAGAGGTTATCTCTAAGGTATTGGCCACATTTTACTTCGTTATTTATGTTAAAACAAAAAGTTACCATCAATATATATTTAAGAACCATTAGGTTGCGTTAATTTCTTGGCAAATATAACGACCACCAAGACGATTATTGTTTATATTCTTATCAGGCAATAATGCAAGGCTTTCTTTAATAGCACTTAAACCAGCTTGACTACATTCACTCCAACTGTTGAAAGTTTTAGGGTGTGTAATTTCTGGAAGGCATTGTCCATTTAAAAAAGAGCAGATGGTATAAACTAAAATAAATTTCATAATTAATTTGACATTTCGATTTATCCCATATAGTTAAGATGTCATGAAACAAAAAAGTAAAAGTCTAATACTAAATGATATCATGACTAAGATAGATGAACAATTAGCATCGATACCTTCATTTGATTTTGATGGTACTCCAATTGAAGATTCTTTGAATTTAGACATGCATATTGATGGTATTGCTAATGTGTATTTCAAAGATGGTATTGGTAGAAAACATTATATTGTCGATAAAACAGTAGCTACAATTTTAGTATTTGATGAAATAGAAGAACGAAAAAACGAACCAACAAAGGAGGATGAGTATGGCAATCATACTAGAACCAAAGAGTAACAATACAAATACAAGCACAAGTGATAGCAATTTGCTTCCACTTGGTGAATATCCAGAACAACCAACATGGGAAGAAGCTTGTAAAAAACTAGAGGAAGCTATTAATAAATTAAACAGCTCTTTAGATACAGCTACTAAAACAGTAAAGAAGCTCACTGAAGAAAATGAAACTTTAAAAGAAGCTTTAAAAATAAATACTGAAGTGGAGGAGAACAGTGGACATAAGTAAGTGGAAGTCTGTTGCAATTAAAAAAACTGATTACGATTTGTTAAAAGGTTTATGTAAAGAAAAATTTAGAGCTCCAGGAGCGATGATTTCTAAAATTTTGAGTGATTACATAGACCATCAAGCTAGGAAAAATAAAATTCCTAATGCAACTTTTCGTATGAGATTAATGAATGGAGAGGCAAATGGCGGATCCAAAAAAGATAAAAGGTAAAGAGTTTTTTACAATAGAACTTGATCTCGAAAATAATAACGTAACATTATACGTTAATGGAGAGATAAGAAATAAAATACATACGGTCAAATCAGAACCATTGTTTGATCGTATGTTAAAAATCGCAAAATTAAAATTTTTAAAAATGCGAGACCATATTGAACAATAAACTTAAAGTATTAGATTTATTTAGTGGAATTGGGGGCTTTAGTTTAGGCCTTCACTCTACAGGAATATTTGATACAGTCAAATTTGTAGAGTTTGATAAATTTTGTCAAAAAGTTTTAAAGAAAAATTTTCCAAACATACCAATAGAAGGAGATATAAAAGATGTCAAAGGACAAGAATTCGAAGCAGATGTCGTTGTTGGAGGTTTCCCCTGCCAACCAATGTCAGTCGCAGGCCGACAAAAAGGAACAAGTGACAACAGATATCTCTGGCCAGAAATGTTTAGACTCATTAAAGAAATTAAACCAGAATTCGTTATTGGGGAGAATGTGCAAGGAATTGTTAACATCCAAGAAGGCATGGTACTCAGACAGGTGCAAGATGACTTGGAAGGTGAAGGTTTCGAAGTCCAATGTTTCCTTATTCCAGCTTCAGGCATCG